AGTAGTTCTACACTAAGTTGAGGCAAATCGCTTCTAGATATCATCTATATCTTCTCCGGTCTTATGTTCGCTTTGTTCTCTTTCAGAAGGCGTCATAGCAGACTCTGGACCAATCTTCATGGTTTCCCAGTTTACAGTAGATGTGAAGGAACGCATAGCGGCAGAGCGCATTTTAGTACAATTAAATGTAATAGCTGCATCTTCCTGATCGTATGTTTCAAGAGCATAAGCAGCATCTGCGGCATCTAATATACCTTTTGCAAAACGCGCTTCACCACTTGCGTCAGTTTGATATGGCGTTACAACAGTACATTCATACTCTTGTGCCATAGATTTGAGGGCTTTGCTCACCTCTATTTGTTCCGTCCAGTCATACTGTCCCATGCGCGATGGCACAACGGATCGCTTGACCTGATTGATATAGTCTACAAGAACAACCGCGACATTGAGTGCTTTCACTTTTTTGTCCATTTCTGCTTTGATCTTTGCGAGGGTCAAAGCTGGATCATAAATAACATCAACCTGCTGAGTCGGGAGAAGCTCGCAGGTTGTTGTAAGATTATGATGAAACTTCTCAAAGTCTCGATGTTCTTTGTATTCTTTCAATTTGTCTTGGCTATCCTTAAATCTATTCGTCCACCATTCGGCAACGAGTTCCCATTCGAGAACACTTAGATTTTTTGTACGCAACCGTGAGAAAGGTACTCCTGTTGCAATAGAACAGACTCTTTGTAGAATGGATCGGCTATCCATCTCAATAGTGAAATACATAGCCGACTTTCCACCCTCAAATACGCTGTGAGCAATGTTTGCACAAGTAAGCGATTTACCAGCCCCGCGACGACCCCCGATAAGAACCAAGTCTTTCGGAGAGAACTGAATCTCACGGTCATAGTCTGCATTAAGACCAAGAGCTAGATACTTACTAATCTCATCATCATTTTCAAATAAAGATATGCGTTGCATACTTTCTTGAGGCTCTTGTAGATCGACTTTCTTTTCAATGTCGAGTACAATCTGATGTAGATGTGCAACTGACTCCTCTGCATCTTCAAAAGCTACAGAGTTGTCAATATACGTTTCAAGAGAGTCAAGAACTTCTTTCTGCGTATATTCATTTTTGAGATACTGTAAAAGCATAAATGCATCTGCTTCTACTTCGACACTTTCAATAGCGAACAGCTTTTCTACTGTCGCAGGGTCTCGTACCTCAAACTTTAAATCTTCAAAGGTAGGAAGTGTATGAAATCTATCACAATGTTTATCTATCACACTAAAGATAGTATGATATTCATTGGGTAAATAATCTTTGCGAACAGACGTCCAGGTCTCAAAGTCCTGCAGCGTCAATACCTGCTTAATTAAAGCACTCGCAATATTCAACACTTCCCCCGAAGATTATGTAGCCCCGAAGGGCTACTAAGTTTTTAGCCTGCGGCTTTTTCTTTCTTTGCAGCACCATCGTAGTCTTCCGCAACAAGACCTCGACGAGTCAACATAGTTTTAACACCGCGGGCAGTTTTACCAATAGCTTCTGCAATTTCTTCAACCGTCATTGAAGAAATATCACCTAGGTCTGCCAAAGGATCTTCTTTGGTAGTACCTTTTGTATGTTCTTGACGCGGAATCGCATCAATATCACCAGATCGAAGCAAGCTAAGGGCTTTACCTCGTACTGAATTTACGCTTCGATCCAATGCATCAGCAATGGCTTCGACGAAAGCACCATCATTTACCATTTCAATAAATGTGGCTTCTTCCTCTTCTGAGTAAGTTCTTACTGCCTCTACCTTAGGGGCAGGCTTCACATGCTCAGTAAGTTCCATGGAAAGAATCTTTCCTTGGATTGACTTGGCAGAGAAAGCTCCGCCTTCAAAGTTTTCAGCGATCTGAGCATAAGTATACTCACCGCTATTGTCTTGCACAAATGTTGCAAGAGTTGCTTCCTGTGATTCTGAGAAAGCACGAGAGCTAGAAGCTGAAGCAAGTTCTACTTCATAGCCCATTTTCCTCAATTTGCTTGAAATTGAGCGAGTTGAAGTCTCAAGCTGATCTGCTGCTTCTGCAACTGTAGCTTGAGAGATAGGTGATTCATCACCAACAAAATTGACAAGCTCATCCGTTCGCTCGTCTGTCCACTTAGGCAATGCCATTCGTTTCTCCTAAAAAGTCTAATAGATTTTCGACTATTGTTACGCCAGACTCTCTGGCTTTTGTTGTTTTCTGGGACTCGACTCCACTCTCATTTACCAGTATTGTTACGTCTTTTGTGACACTACTTTTTACTGTGTAGCCATGCTGTTCTAATGCTTCTGTAGCCTGAGCCTTGGTTCCAAAACTCTTTAACTTACCACTAATACAAACAACCCCTCCAGTCCTTACTTTCGGACTCTCAAAGGCAAAGCTGTGTGGTATATCAAGAAGAGGGTATTCTTCATCAATCCACTCCAGCAAACTTTCAGTAGCTTTTGGACCAAGACCTGCTTTTGCACAACTATCTTCATTTATATCATGTATTGATTCGCATATTGCAGATAGTTTCTCTGAGGCTGTCTTCCCTATGAGGCGAATACTGAAAGCTGCCAGTAATATATTTAGTGGCGCTTTTATTGAGTTTTCTATTTCTGTAAACAATTTCTCTCCGAGCTTTTGTGATCCCAGTAGATTAACGATTTCGTACTCTGATATTGCATAGATATCATTTATGGATTCCAATGCCAAAGATGTAATTGCAGCTGGACCTAGACCCTTGATTTTAAGAGTCTTGGCAAAGTGTTCAATCTTCTTTGATGATTGGTCTCCGCAAAGAGTATTACGGCAATATAAGAGCTGATTCTCCCACTCAAGAGTATGCCCACAACTAGGGCACTTATCTGGGGCGGTAATCGTCTGCACAAAAAAGTCTCCGATGAAATTGAAAAGATATTATATAAAAATTTAAGTTCGTTGTCAAGAACTATTTTTCGTCAACTCGTCGCAAAATTCGAGGTATAATTTCACCACTGCGAATTACCTCCACCTTGCATCCGATTTCAAGATTTAATGATTTGATGTAATCTATATTATGCAGCGTAGCTTTTTGAACTACAGCATCACCAATAGTTACAGGCTCAAGTATTCCTACAGGGCTTACGACCCCGCTCTTTCCTACTTGCCATTTTACATCAATCAATGTAGTTACTACACCATCTTTCTTTTCTTTAAGAGCAAAAGCTCCGCGAGGATGATGAGATGTATAGCCTTGTTTATCAAATTCTTTGTTCTCATTCATTCGATAGACGAGACCGTCTGTAGGGTAAATATCATCTTGAAGATGATACACTGTTGCAAATTTATGCGTAAAAAGATATTCCATAGTACCCGTCCATCGAAGAAGATGGCTAGGCTGCATATCATAAGCTACAAAGTTTACATTCCTAGACATAAACTCGTCTAGATCTTTGAGATTCAAAGATCCTGCTGCATAGTTTCTTGCATTTGGAATAGTTTTTGGAGCAACAAGCTCTCCTGTAATCTGCACTACTTCTCTGGAAGGTTTTCCATGAATCCAGAGAGGAACTTTATGTTGCATCTTATCAGTAATATCTTTACCGTGTATACCATCACCACGAGTAAGAGCAAGCTGTAGTTCTCCACGAATATATACAAGAGATACAGCAGCTCCATCGAGTTTTGGACTAACTATATATTCTTTTCCGGAAGGAGCATCATCTAAATTGAAAAACTTCTGTAAAGAATACATACGGTAAATGTGAGGAATTCCATCAGTAATTTGATGTCCTACATCATTAAACTTATACACATCGGCAAGTACATCAAACTGTTCATCTGATATGACAGGCTCACCTTCATAGTATTTTTTAGCTGCGTGTTCTAAAAATTCGCGCATAGTTTCCTCACTTATTTCTATATATTATAGAGGATTTAAGAAGTAAAGTCAAGGATTATTTATAGATTTGGTCAAGAAAATCTTTAAAATGTTCTTCTAGTATGTCTTTACTCTCTGCTAAAGATAGTATCTCTACTAATCCTGCAAACAACTCTCTTGAATTATCAAAATCTAATTCCATTGCAATTCCTTCGGGCGAGGGCATCCACTCCTCTGTAAATGCTAAATAGTATTTACGAAGATGTAAGTATTCAATCCCTCGAAAAGTACTGACAGTTAAACGTACCTGAATTTCTTTATTTTCATCATAGTGAATAATCCTCTCGTAAAGGGCAGGAGCTTCATGTAACTCCATGCTATTTCTCGTTTTTTAAAACGGAGGAGAGAGGTACTACACTTGTGACGTTATCAGGTTTGAGTAGTCTATACGAATCTGTATCCCAACAAAAGAGCAAAAGAGTCCGGTCAGACTCCTTTGCCCGATTTTTCTTTGTTTGGATATAAGGGGTACTAAAGTCTAGTGTACATACATTATACTTTAGTTTTTTAGAGTTTTCACTTCGGTAGGTAATGATTGCATCACCATAGTCAGTTACTAACTTTGCTAAATCCTCTTTTTTCAATGTTACTCCTTAGGTAGGTTAGCAAAAGTTTTTTGCTGTCC